CACTTTGCTAAAATCCAATCCTGATCTTCAGCTAACACTTTATCATAATTTTCAAATAACCAGGCTATAATTGCTTTACAAAAATTTCTCATGGGAATATCAGTCCATCCATTGAGTAAAATTGAGCCTACTCTGGTCAGTGTTACAGCTGGAGTTATATGTGCCATTGGTGCATATAACAATCCTGCAAGAAGTTTCTTTCTATCATAAATAGGCACAGCCATTCCATTCATAAATATGGTATGTGCTGAAAGAAAATCCAATTCTTCTGCTAATCGAGGTTCAAGTGAGTCTGTCGTTGTAGTGACTCCTATTAATTTCCACTCTGCAATAACAGTTCTTGCATTATAAAAAGAATGTGCTTCATCCGAAACGGTCCAAGTGTTGTCATCACCAACAAGCACTTTAGCGGTATTTGCTTCAAAATCTAGATAGCTAACCATTCTTCTCTCTTTTGCGTTTCTAATCCATGCGTACGCAAGTAACGTATATAAAATCAATGTATTATCATTGATAGTGTTTGGTGATCCTGATGGGTTTCCTGTTAATTTAAAAATTAAAACTCCATTAGGGCTAACAATTAAAGAATGTACTAAATTTCTATAAAGATTCTTTAATCGGATTAAATTTTCTGGTGTTCTATCTTCAACACACAGCATATTCCATCTAAATCTGGCACAACCCCACATAAGGTAATTGCGCAATGATGAGTCATATTGAGATTCATCTAGAGCATATCCGTTTCTAAAAACATTAAGCTTTCGATAGAGTCTATCCCAATTGCCTCTAAAAGGCGACATTCCAACACCACTACTGGAACGTAAGAATGAGGCATTCATCTTCTCATTCATGTCGGCACATAACCTATTACCGTTTGTAGTTATGTCGACCGCTTCTGCAGTAAAAGTTCGGATTGAGTTTGCCGATATCTTTGCTGCAGTTCGCAACTCTTCTTTTAACGAGTTTGTACACAATGCTGTATAATTATCTTTCAGCATGTTAACCTCAAAATCATATGCCAACCAGTCTATAAATTCTGGATGCTCTTCAAAGAGCTCTTTCTTTTTAGGGCAAAACAAATTAAAAGGGGCTCCACTTGAAGTTGACATATCTAATTTTGCCACAACTTCTTCAAGAGAGCGAACTCGTGAATCACGCATATAAAAACCAAAATGCGTTTCAGTCCATTCCCACGCCAGATTCATGTCTTCAACTTGATCTACTGACATCCATGGTATATCTTTACCATATTTTGCTAGGGAAATATAAGCTGCTTCTGGATTTGGAATTGGTAATCCCCAATCAGTTGGTACTTCAATTTTCATTTCATCAACAAACATTTTAACTTGTGGATCCACTCCTCTTTTATTTTTATAACGTGGAAACCTGCTTATTGAACCAACCAAAGGAAAATAATTCTCAGGTAAATATTTTTCATGTAAGGCACTAATATACACCTCATCTGTAAACACCGCCACCCCATCCTTCTCTAAACACCAAGAAGGATACCGTTCAAAGAACGGCTTTTCCCCAAAGAGGTCTAGGAAAAGAGGAGGCGGTTCGGAAAATCCAAACCGGCGTGCACAATTTGATTTCTTTTTGCACTCTCAATAAATTCGGTTGTGACTGGTTCAAAACGTCCAAAGTCAATTCCATTTCCGTGGGTCCAAAAACCCAAAATATTTCCTTCCAAATCTAAAACAGGTGATGTGCAATCTCCAAAACGAGTTTTTGCATTACACCACCCTTGGGGACTACAGAATCCTGTTACTACATCTGGTTCTGCGTCTTCTCCCCTTCCGTAACCATAAATACTAACTATTTGTGAATCAACAGGTACCTTCAAATTACTAGTTTTAAAAGGTGAAGCTTGTCCATTTACAATAAATGCGCCGATTTCATCATTCATAATTTCAAATCTGTCTCGGCGTAATTCAATGTTATTCACATTATTACGGGCATGCATGATAGCGCTCTCGTTCTCAGGCACGGCATGTAAAACTACAAACATTCTACAGCCAACAAGAGTTCCAGTACAAACATAACTATCACCATTAAAAATTTTATAAACACCAGAAGCCACTTTATGTGGTTTCCAAGCTTGTCGTTTCATCTTCATAAC